AGACCTAAACATAACCAAAAACAAAACAGCATATTTATTTTTATTTGTTAATTTATTGATATTGAAATCAGGTGATGATGGCGCTAGATTAATTCTATATAAATCATCAAATGAAATTTTATCTATAGATTGCTTTGTTATGTTTTCGAGATCAGCTATGTGCTTATCTTGTAAATCATCAAATTTACCATGACTAAGCTCGTTTCTAATGCTATTGATTTTCTTGAAGAAATCGTAATAGGGTTTCTTTAATCCTATATTTCTAGCAATAGTTAGTTTGCTTGCATGGTTTAAATTGACTCCTTTGAACACGTCAGAGCCTAAGGTCTCATCAATCAAGAAATTTATATATTTTTCTTGATGCAAATGTGTACGCAATACCACACCAAGAACATCATCGGAAGTTGAAATTTTGATTAAGTGCGTTAAACCTAATGCGTAATCCAAATTACTTTGATACATCTTGGGCATCCTGTGTCGATAAATACAATAAAATAGGATAACTATATGGAAGAAGACAAGTTAAATCAACTGATAGAAGCAATTAGAGATCAAACACGAGCAATTGACGAGCTAGTACGTATCATTGATCAACAGAATTTGGCACTACACAACAAAGACGAACACAAAGAAGAAGAAGCACAAGGTAAGACAATCAAGCTAATGAACGGACAAGTAATTAATATAGATCGATAAGAGATACACGACAAAGAAATACACATTAAGTAATTGCATAAATATCACTGTAGGTAAGATCACGGTGATATTCAATGTACGATCAAATAAAAACAATAAGAAAGCTAGACGAAGCTGGAATAGAATTTATTAAAAAGCATGAAGGATATAGAAGCAAAGCGTATCGAGACAGCGCCGGTATATGGACAATTGGTTATGGATCAATAAGAATTTTCGGTCGGGCAGTACAGAAAGATGATGTGGTAACTGAACATCAAGCTATGAATCAGATGATTTTAGATTTAGAAACATTTGAACATGCAGTGAATGAACACGTTAAAGTTTATCTAACACAGCGACAGTTCACAGCTTTAGTTTCATTCACATATAACGTCGGACAGAATGCGTTTAGAAACAGCACATTGCTTAAGAAGCTAAACCAATCCGATTATCGTGCAGCAGGTAATGAGTTTAATAGATGGGTAAATGCTGGTGGTCGTGTAGTTCAGGGATTAGTGAATAGACGTAAAGATGAAAGCGATTTGTTTTTATCTGATGTGAAACCAAATGAATAAAAGCATAACAAGTAGCACTGCACGAGAACGCTACCACCATTTATACAACACGACTAGATGGCGAAAGCTAAGACTACAGCAGTTGAATAAAGAACCACTTTGCAAGTTCTGTATTGAGTTCGAAGATAGGTATATAGAAGCAAAAATAGTAGATCATATAGAACCCCACAATGGGGATTTAGATTTAATGTTCGACAAAAATAATTTGCAATCATTGTGTAAGTTTCATCACGACAGTTACAAGCAACGTCTAGAAAAGCGTGGTGTGCAAGCTATTGGCTGTGATGAAGACGGTAACCCGCTAGACCATGCACATCACTACAATAATTGACGATATAGCAATGATTATCAGTAAGTTACGTGAAAATCTAGAAAAAGGTGGGGGGATAGTGTCGCAGGGGGTCGAACGTCGCCTAAAAACCCCGTTGCCCCATTCGTACGCAAAAAAGCGAAATTGAAATGTATTTTGGCACTACCTGGCGTAAGAAATAGAGCAAGTAAAGCATTGATTTACAACAATAATAAGAAAAGAGAAGAAAGCTATGGCAGGACGCAGACCAAAGCCAACAGATGTTAAAAGAATGTCGGGTAATCCTGGCGGTAGGGCACTTAACGATCACGAAGTTGAAAGCCCTGTAATTCAATACTTTGAACCACCAGAACACCTATCTGAACGTGCTAAAGAAGCGTGGTTGCGTATCGTCGAGCATTACTCACATACAAAAGTAGTTCAAATAACTGATGAAATAGCACTTGAATCTTTGTGTGAAGTATACGCAGACATTAGAGAATTACGCGAAGAGATAGCAATCAACGGTCGAACGTTCATAAGCACAGATCGCACTGGTTCAACACTTATCAAAAGAAATCCTGCTGTAGCTGAACTATCAGACGCAGATAAACGCTTGCGTTCATGGCTTGTAGAATTCGGATTAACACCATCATCACGTTCAAAATTTTCAACTGATGGAAGCAACAAGGGAGATGAAGACCCGTTAGACGAGTTCTTATAAAAACAATAATGAATAAAAATCAAATAACAAAAATAGAAAAGACATTAAAAGTACTTGGAACTGAGAAGCACAGAACACACGCTTACGCGCTTGCTGTAGTAAAGAAAGATATTATTGCTGGCCCTGATATACGCAATGCTTGTGCAAGGCATCTTGATGATTTGTTGAACGCAGATGAACGCGGTTTCTATTTTGATGAGAATGCAGCTAATCGAGTGTTCAAATTCTTTGAAAATGTATTGAAGCTTAACGGTGGTGAATTCGAAAACCAACCATTTAAATTATTAGATTGGCAATGCTTTATATTAGGAAATCTATTTGGATGGTTGCGCACAAACAACGATAAGAGACGTTATAAAAAGGCATATGTAGAAACTGGCAAAGGTTCGGGTAAAAGCCCATTAAGTGCGGGTATAGGGCTGTACGGGATGATTGCTGATAAAGAGGGATCAGCAGAGATTTACGCCGCAGCATCGAAGAAAGATCAAGCACAAATTTTGTTTCGCGATGCGGTAAAGATGGTTCAACAGTCACCGTCTTTAAGTTCAAAGATTCATCTTTCAGGTAAGAACCCCGTTTGGAATATGTCATTCAATGGTGGATTCTTTAAGCCTATTAGTTCGGAAGGTGGTCAATCTGGGCCACGCCCTCATATTGCATTAATCGATGAGCTACACGAACATAAAAGTTCTGACTTGATTGAAATGATGATAGCGGGAACCAAGGGACGCGAACAGCCTTTAATTTTCATGATCACTAATAGCGGTCATGACAGATCATCAGTGTGTTATGAATACCACGATCATTGTAAAAAGATAGCAGCGCAAGTGATTAATGATGATACGTTTTTTACTTACATTTGCAGCTTAGACAAGGGTGATGATCCGTTTAAAGATGAGGCGTGTTGGGCTAAAGCAAATCCATCACTTGGTCACACAATAAAATATGACTACTTAAAAGAGCAAGTTGATAGCGCTCGCGGTATGCCGTCAAAAGAATCAATCGTAAGGCGTTTAAATTTTTGTGAGTGGGTTGATGCAATTGATCCTTGGATTACTTCAGACGTATTCGAACAAGTATGGAGTGATTTTGATTATGATGAATTGAAAGGGCTAGAGTGTTATGGCGGATTGGATTTATCAGGTACTAAGGATTTAACAGCACTCGCTTTATATTTCCCAGAAATTCAGAAAATGATTATCGAGTATTGGACACCAGGAGACACTCTAGAAGAGCGCGCTAGAAGGGATCACGTTCCCTATGGCTCATGGGTTAAGCAAGGTTTCATGCACGCGCCAAGCGGGCAATCAGTAGATTATAGGGACATTGCAATACGTCTTGCAGAGTTACAACAGCTATTCAACATTAATTCTATAGCGTTTGATCCATATCGAATTTCTCATCTAACACCTTTTCTCGACGAGTTCGGCGTTGATATTGAATTGATTAGTCATGGGCAAGGATACGGGAAGAGCCAAAACGGCTTATGGATGCCTCATAGCATTGATTTAATTGAAAAAGAAATACTAGATCAAACAATCACATTTCAAAAGAACCCCTGTACAAGATGGTGTGTAAGTGGGGCAGTTATAGAAGCTGATAGGCAAGACAACCGAATTTTCAATAAGAATAAGGCAACACACCGCATTGATGGAATAGTTGCGGCTGCTATGGCAAGGGGATGTGCAGAGATCAGACATACCAGTAAGAAAGCCAACGGTAACTATTTCTTCATGTAAATACTTTAGTCAAAAAATGCATAAATATAGAGGTAAGTTATAGCAAAAGCATAAATAAAGTTATGCAAGAGAATAATAATAACAATGACAAATAA